CAGTATTTCTGTTGTTTTTGCAATCGAATTAGAAGTTGGCTATGATGAACCATCGGAAATTTTAGAAAAAGCACTGCACAAATATTTTGAAGATAAGAGAAGCATTGGAGAATGGTATAAATTGAATATTCGTGATTTAATCAAAATAAAAAATCTATTTTGGGAACATATTGAAGGCAGCGATATTCAAGATAATTTCAAAGAGTTGTTTCTTAAAGTTTAATTTACTATATTTGCACCTATGTTAATACTCGATATATGTTTAAGTGACCTGCCCAGTGAGGCAATCACTACCGGAAAGAACGGAAAGAAGTACATCAAGCTCGTATGTGCTGAACGCAAGACCGAAGGAAAGTTCGGAGAAACCCATTACATTGCCCTGTCGCAAACCAAAGAAGAACGGGAAGCAAAGAAACCTGCAACCTATGTTGGGGGTGCTAAAAATGTAAGTTACAAAAATGTAACACCCAGCAAAAGCGGTATTCCTGATTCAGCAAAAGAGGAGTATGCGAACTCAATGTACAACCAAAATAGCAACGATTTACCGTTCTAATGAAAGACCAAATAATTTACACTTGTCATCACATTAGAGATTTGCTGCTTGAAAAAAATGTCAAGTATGGAAACTCTGCACTGGATCCGGTGCGGGTTTTCAGCAAAGCATCCACCACAGAGCAGCTTCTTGTCCGCATTGATGACAAATTGAGCAGGATAAAAACAACCGGGATGGAAGCACCTGATGAAGACACACTCAATGACCTTATCGGGTATCTTATCCTGCTGAAAATTGCAACCAAAAATGAAAACAACACAGAAGATAAAAATACTTATGAAGTTGATAAGTTAATGACCGAATTTGCAAATCACATAATAAACAAAAAAAATGACACACGAAGATAAACGCAAACACTTTATTGCACACGCACGTAAAGGAATGAAAATGCAGGTGGTCGATGCCTGTAAAGGTGTGGCAAGTTATGCCACCGTGATAAAAGCCCTGAACAATCCCAGCAAATACAAAAGCAAAAAGGAGCAGCAGGTAATTGACACGGCTTTTGCGTTGCTATGACAACGGAAGACCGGGGATATAAAACGGTTGTGTATTGGAAAGACCAGATGATGTCTTTTGAGCCAGTGCCTGATGACGAACTTGAAAAAACCCTGAAAAAATATCGGAAGAAAGGATTTAATGCTGAACCGATTTCGGATGACCTGATAAAAAAAATTGCAGAAAGTTTGAAAATATAAAAAAGTATATTATATTTGCCACATGGAAACACAAATAAAAGTCACACACACAGGTAGCTATTCTGCCAAGTTTGAACACGATGATGTCATCTACCGCATTGACTGGGAAGATGACAGCGACACCGTCTATTTATTTCAGGAGTTCAGCCCGACAGCCGAAGGCCGCAAATGCGTGAGCATACCTGCTGAAATTCTGCCAACCTTGATCCGCATCTTCGGCACAATCCACACCGACAATTTAAAATAACAAGGCAAAAACTAAACTAACACTTTAAAATTCCAAGGACATGAATGAAATTTTAACCGCACCTATTCAGCCAAACGAAATCGAATGGCGTGTGCAATCAGTAACAAGCACGGGCAAAATGATTGTCGTGCCGTACATTAACAATCGCTGTGTAATGCAACGCTTTGACGCTGCTTTCGGGCCGACAAATTGGAAATCCGAGTTCAGGGAGATAACAAACGGTTTTATTTGCCGCCTGACCGTGTATTTGGATGGTCAATTTATCTACCGGGAAGATGGTGCATCAAAGACAAACATCGAACCTGAAAAGGGTGGAATATCCGATGCAATGAAAAGGGCTGCGGTGCAGTTTGGTTTGGGCCGCTGCCTGTATGATTACCCCAAGGTGTTCATCGAATGCAACGAAAAGTATATCCCTGACTGGGCGCAAGACAAACTGACCAAGCTGGTGGAGTGGGTTAATCTCGGTAACTTCAAAGAGGTGATAATTTTGAAGCCATGACAGATGTAGTTAAATTGATGTTTGATGTTGAGGAAGGCAACGCATCCGCTTTGGATGCGTTCTGCCACCTCACCCGGTTGGAAAAGCAAATCAAAGCCGCCAAAGAGCAGATACAATCCCAAGCCATAAACGAAGCACAGATGTATGGCAAGACTTTTCAGCACATGGGCTTTGAAATCCAATGCCGTTCCGGTGCAGGTCGCTGGAAGTTTGACCACCTTGACGAATGGTCAGCTGCTAAAATGAAGATGAACACCATTGAAGACCTTGCTAAATGGGCATATAAGTCCGAAGAAAAAGGGGTGTTGCCTGTTACCGATGATGGGGATATCATTCAACCTGCTGTTTATGTCTCAGGAAGTGACACCATTGCATTAAAGGAGATTGGTCATGCTGAATAAACGTGAAACCCCGAAGTCAATAGAACAATGGCTGCCACCATGCGAGGATGAAATCATTGAAGCACAGCCATACAACTATGCTGATATGCCTGATGATATCCCCAGCGTAGATGATTGGTTCAAAATCAGGGTATGGCAGGATGAATTGAACGGCACAGCCCTGACAAATTAGATGGTATTTGGTTTAATGTTGTATATTGCCCCTGCCTTGTTAGCATTCATCGACTTTTTGGTGGATGTTAGCAATCGCAGGGGCTAACTACTTTTATAGATAGATGACTAAAATAGAAATCGTCAAATCTATCATGCATCAGCACATGATGGATGGGCAGCTGATGCTCCCAAAACAAACACTCGCCAAACTGATTTACGAACAAAACCCCGGTGTATGGCCAAGCATTAATGCTGTGCGTAACACTATACGTAAATGCACTAACTCACATGGCGACCAAAAGTATGGTAAAAAACACACTGAAAATATGCCCGGTAAATCTACCATCGAAGAAGGGTTAAAGAAATTTGGCCTTTACATCAAGCTGCCAGTGCGCAAAGATGTGGTGCTGCCATCAGGAAAGTACCTTGTGATGTCCGACATCCACTTTCCCGAACATGACCCACTTGCAATCCAAGCATCACTTGAATACGGCAAGGAAAAAGGTATCACAGGCATTGTGCTGAATGGTGACATTATTGATATGTATATGGTCAGCCGCTTTTTGCAGGAAACCAAACGGCCAAGCATCCGTGAGGAATTGATAATGACACGCAGTTTCTTCCAGTTGCTACGTGAGGAATTTCCAACCCTGCCCATTTGGTACAAGTTCGGCAATCACGAAGAACGGATGCGCCATTATTTGCTATCCAATGCCCGTGCTATTGAAGACTTGGATGGCATCACACTTGAAGAACAACTGCACCTGAAAAAGTACGATATCAAAGTCGTGTTTCGGGAAAGGATAAAAGCAGGAAAACTTGACATCCTTCACGGACATGAATTTCAAAAGTCAATTATGGCCCCGGTTAACCCGGCAAGGGGTGCGTTCATGAGGGCTAAATCTTCGCTGCTTATCGGCCATCACCACCAGACATCATCACACCACGAAAACAACCTGAAAGGCGATGAGATTGTTTGTTTCTCCACCGGGTGTCATTGCACCCTTACTCCTGAATACAACCCCTACGGCTACATCAAACAAAATCACGGGGGTGCTATCGTGACCGTTCTACCCAATAGAAATTTCCACGTAGAAAACTACCGCATTATAGAGGGGAGGGTGTACTAATGTTTCACACTCCGTTATGTTTGGAAGTTATTGCAGGGGATGAAATGGAAGATGCCCTTTATGAAATGGGTATTGCACCTTCGGAAGTTGATTTGTATCAAGAGCCGACATTTCCTGTCTGTTTGTACAAAATTGACTGCATGATGCCTGACAATCGCAGCACACCAAAAAAGCCGCTGACAATTATTGTGTGCGGTGAGTTGACATATATTGTCAAGTTTTCAATAGAGCATTTGATTAACTTGGTGGATGTCCACCGATAGTTTTTACGCAAAGCATTGAGTAATTTTGCTCAATGGAATGAGCAATTTTCGCAAATTTTGCTTATCCGAATGTGCAAATCAGGGTAAAATCTATGGTCTGACCTGCGTTAAATCGCTTCACAATTTCAAACCAATGCTTATCAGGTACAACCTGACACCCTGCCGACCACTTATTTACCCAGTCCCCAAGCCCGGCACGGTGGAAGTTTATCCCAAACAACCCGAACTGCGTAACTTTTTGGTCAAGTTGTCTGTCTTTTGTACCATCCCGGTAGATAGTAATGGGTAAAATCTGCTGAAAATAAGGCGCACCAAGCCACAAATTTGACCATTTTGCACCCGTTACAAAGCGGTGTGAACCGACAATCTGCTGTTCAGCGGCTACCGCAGTACCGTTTATCCCACCAACGGTGAGGGGATTGTAGACATAAAAGTCACCAGCGGTGGTGGAAGCATGGCAAACGTACACAATTTGGCCGTATTTGTACACCACGCAGAAATCTTCGAACTTATTTGTCAGCTTGTCATCTGTCCGCAGCCATACAATCCCGTGATATTGCGGTAGCCACTTGCGTTTTTTCAACTCACCTGCAATGTAGTGGCTCAATGCTTCGATTGTTTTCGGGCCGATAACGCCATCGGGCTTCAAGTTTGCCCCGTTTTTGTTCAGTAATTCTTGCAGTGCTTTCATTTAGCTATGAATAATAATGATGATAAGATTGCGATATTTCGCCACGCATTTCGTTTCCTACGCATTTTATTGTTATCTGTGGCACATTGTACCAACTGCTTATTTTGAGTGGCTGTAATGGCTTCTAAATGCGTTATCGCACTATCCTGTAATTTTATTACTTGCTCTTGGCTGTAAATTACCACGCTGTCATCGGAGATAATCTCCCAGCAAAGTTGATTTTCGTCAATCAGGGCGGCAAGTTTTATCGTGTCCTGTTGCAGTTCGGTAATGGTCAGGGTGTCGTGGACATATTTTGTCCTAATTTCACGGATGCGTTTTATCTTTTCAGGTCGGTTGATCAACAGCGCAGCATACTCGTTTTTGATGCTGTCAATTTCGGCTTGTAAACTGTCTACCAGTCCTGTGTCTGTTTGTGGTTTTTGTTGTGTCGGGCAATGCCCAAAGACAAGCACAGTGATAAGTACACCACAAAGCACAAAAAGCCAATCACTTCGTTTCATCCTCCGCAAAGAAATTGGTCACGAACTTTCCGACAGCACCGCACACCCCTGAAATCAGCATCAACTTGGGATGGTCAAGGTTAAGCCCGGCAACGAACAAAGATGCAGCGGCAATGCTGTCACCCAAAACCCTGAAACGCTTGGGAGTGGGTTGGAAATAGTTTTTTAATTTCATCTTCCTTGTCCTCGGTATGGTTTTGCTGACTTGTGTTTGTTCGCTGACTTCGTGTGTCTGCCCAGTTTCCGCTTTGATTTCGGTTGCCATTTTACTATCTCCTTACTTTTTGCCATATTTAAAGAACTTATAAATGCCTATGCAGGATAAAACAAGGGCAGCGGTGAAAGACAGGAATTGAATAATCGGAAGCAACTTTGCAGCAGCACCGGCCAACCATAAAAGCCAACTACCTACGATTGTTTCAGTTTCGTTTTTCATGGAACATCCGGATAAATTACTATAAATTCTACTGGCTGCCCTAACACGGGCAACAAAGACTCATCAAAAATGATGTACCAAAATTGCGGATTATTCAATTCAGCAAAAGAATACTCTACCCAGTTTTGTGTCACATCATCAGGCGCAACAGGAATACCATAATAAGCATCACACGCTTCACGAGCATTAATTGCTTCCTGTTCGGTTGTAAATTTATATCCGTTAATAAATGCCATAATAAGTATTTATATTTGTTTCAATGCCTGTACGATTTGAAGATTGATTTGAATTATAAAAAATTTGTTCTTGCATTGTTCCTTGTAAAAAAAAACTAAAAACATTAGATGCGTTAGGTGCGCTACCAATACTCAATGCTCTTTGTGCATTTGAAGTAGATGGAGTGTTTGTTTCAATGTTATTTTTTTGAAATGCGCCTCCATTTGAAGCAATTTGACTTCTATCTGCTGCGGTAGTATTATTTGGATTAGCAAAAAGCGTGTGCAAAAATTGAACATTAGCACTTTGATAATTATTTACCAAATTTGAACACACAATTTGTATGCTATTTCCTATAACTTGAATAAAAGCATTATTTCTACTTACCGAACTTCTGTCATCATAAGCAAAATAACTACCATTTTGAGTTGTTGTTATGGTATTTGCCCAAATAGGTTGAAGATTGTCGGGGTTGCTTGTATTGCCACATCTTGTAACTCCGAAATTAGAATAAAAACCTGACTGGTGCAAAAAATTCCAGTCCGAAGCATTTGATGTTGTTAATAAATCATTGGTTCCATCAAATTGAAGACATGCTTTTCCATTTTGTAAAATCACACTTCCACTGCTTACTATTTGCGGCTGATTTGAAGCTGTGCTTTGTGTTGCATTTCTTCCATTACCACTTTGGTCGTACCAAGTTGTAATAAAACCATTTCCAGCACCAACAAAGGTAGTCAATGCGCTTTCATCAAGATTGCCTAATGCCGTAAATCCAATATCTTGCTCTGTGTTATCGGATGACCTACGGACACGGATAGCACTACCAGTATATGCTGAACGCAACAAACGGACAGAATATGCAGCAGCAGCATCTGTGTAGGTATCAAGCAACCCCACATAAGGAGCTGCTCCACCACCTGCTACAAATGACCGAACACCAATCCTTATCATACGTTGTATGCTACGATGCTTCCACTTGTGAGGGTGATGCTGCTGAACCAATCGCCTTCGGGAAGTGAAATGAACGTGCCTTGTTTCAGGGTTACGCCTGTCAGTCCTACGGTTGTCATAACGCTGCTACCTGCTTTGTCAAGGGCTGCGGAAACAACCGCATCTGCATTAACTACAAAACCCTGCCATCTGCCTGTATTTGCACTTGTGTTGCTGATAACTTTGCAGCCAGTCATGCCAGCCATGAATTGTGTTGAAGTACTCATTTTATTCTATTGTTGGGAATGTTAAATTTTTATTGGGTGTGTCGCAGTAATCTCTCAAATTTGGGCAATGATATTCGATAACGGCTGCAACTCCGCTAACGATGTCTGTTTGGGCGTCATAAAAAGGGGTGATGCTGTCGTTGATTACCCATGTTCCGGCAATGTTGTTTCTGTAAACGTAACGCAGCATGGAGTAAATGTCCAACATAACCGTGTGCATATCGCTGATGCGCTCTACTGCATCGGTAAAATCTTCTCTGTGCCTGTCAGCAATGGCAACCGCAAAGCGATAAATCACCTTGTCAACGGTCACCTGTGAACCATCAGGAAAAATCCGCATAAGTGGATAAAGCTGCTCACCGCTTGTATTGATGTTTGGCTCAATATTTACGGTGGTTGCCTTTATCTGCTTGTGGTTGTTTCCCGCAGTTTCCAGAGCTTCCAGTAGTTGGTTGATTGTTACCATTGAGATAGAGTTTCAGTTTGTTTTCGTTTTTTGTCCTGACTTTATTCATGAAAAGAAACCACGTAAAAATTTATAGTCATCATCTTCGCCCAGATAAAACCCACCAAATAAATATTGGTTCTGTGGGTTGATCACGTCAAGCCCACTCGCAGGGTTTTGGTATTCGGGGAAAAGTGTATCATTTTCGGCAAGGTACAAACGCAATCTTTCAGCGTAGTATTCTGCCTTATTTTGGTAACGCTGCTCAATCATGCGAAGTTGGTCAACATCCACAGCGTTTGCATTTTCTGCGCCACGACTTGCCGCTGACTTGTTCATCATTTTGTAGGTCAATGGAAGCATTGAGTCCAAAATAACGTAGTGATACAGGCAAGGTGCAACGTATTTGTTGACCAATGTCAGGTAATTACCACCAAGCCCAGCCCCGTTGATGTCATCACAAATCTTGTCGTATAGGGTGCTTCCCAAAATATCACGGATATAAACATCCTGTGCGGTACGCATGGCAGTCTGTAACAACTTACTATCGACATTCTCATCGATAGGGGTGTTCTTCTTTACATCCTGCTCACTTACGAAATATGCGAAATTAGCCATTGTTTCTTCTCCTTACTATTCTTTGTTTCCATTCGTGACGACAATGCGGAATGTGTAACGGTGGATCAGTATTTGGCACGGTGTACCATCCACCCCTACGCAGCCATACGCTATAACCTAAAATTGCAGACATTTGGTCGATTTCATCACGGGTGTATAGCTTTTCCATTTTAAGCATTTGCACACAAAACTCACGACTCTCACCACCGGGTTGCAATGGCAACGCATCGGGGTCTAAATCATACTTGTATCGCAGTTCAAGTTTGGGCAGTTCTGTGTCTGCAATCTCACCACGGCCAATGTCGGTAATTTTGATAGCATTTTGTGTCCAATTTATCTTACCGCTGTCCTGCAAAGTTTTCAAAATCTTAATAACTTCTTCTTCACCTATTTTTGTGGCAATGGATATGTCTTTCAGCGTGGCTTTTTCGTCTGAATTTACCACAGCCAGTACACGCTTTTCTTTGGTGGTCAGTTCAAAAGTCAATTTCACTTCCTCAAATTCGCTTTCATCAGCCCCAAATTTGGCAAAAACTGACAAGTCATTATCCGACCATTTGTGAAATTCGCAGGTGTGGCCGTCAAACTTCTGCGCCTGAATGGTTGTGTTTTGCAATCCGAGTGCTTCACGTGCTTCCTCACGGCTTACAATGCCAAATTGATACAATGCAACGTAATCAACACCGAGAAAGTCGCTGTCTTTGGTGGTTAACTCGATGCCGGGATAAACGCTTTCAAGTGTATGTTGTAGGCAAGTGTCAAGTTTTACTTGACGCTTGTTAACGTATGACTTATGAAACAACTCGTATGCCTCAATCATTTCATTGCGCTGCCCGAGTGCGCCTTCGGTTGCGTAGCCCAACAGAATTTTCGGAAAGTTGTGGCCGATAAAGATTTCATCCTGCACCGTTTCATTAAGTTGCAGGAATTGTTTGTCCATGTCGCTCGGTTGCAGGTGTGCAATCTCTGCCGACTTTTCGTTCATCTCATTGAACTGAATAAGCACACCACCTGCGTTGTCTGTGCCGGTTGTTTTCTGCTTGAACTTCCTCTCAAAGTTAAAGGCAATTTCCTCTGTCGGCTGACCTTTGAACAACTGAACCAGCGTTCCGTTGGCAAACCCGTTGCGGATGTTGTTATTGTGGAAATTGGCTATCTCAACATCGATTTCAATGTATTGTAAGCAATGCTGATAAGGTGGCAACGGATAAACACCCAAGGCAGGTGCGTACTCACGGAAGTAGTACAGCTGCACTTCCATCGGCTGTGCCTTGTTTGGATTGAACGGAGCATAATGCTTCATGTCCTCATGCTTCGCCTTTTTCCAATCCTCGGCATACATATAGATTTCGTGGTCAAGTGTCCGAATGTTGCTGAAATCTACGTGGTACAAAGCAGAAATCTGCCCCACTTTGTTGTAATGTACCTCGTAAGCAAACCCGTTGAATAATTCATAATCGAGTGCCAGTTTATTTTTGAACTCCTGAATGCCCTCATAAGGGTTCACGTATTCAATTACCTTAACTGCGCTGGGGTTGCCATCCACCAAGGTTTCTTCACCTGCCACAAAACGGGCTTTCTGCCTTACAATAGCCCCATGTTTTGGGCTTCTGTTGTAAAATTCAAGTAACGTATCGGGAAAATCATTCTTTTCCCCAAAGGTCACGATGCCTTTATTCTTGTTTTCCTTGAATTTAGGCAACTTTGACTCCGTGAAATTTATGCGTAATAGGTCAAAACTCATCCGATGTGGTGTTGTTTAATAGTGGTGTTTACTTCGTGGTCGTTAAATGCGGTATGCGATGCGGTAACATAGGCCAATCCCCGGTCAATTTCCTGTGATGCAAGTAATGGATTGGTATTGGTCGGGGAAGTTTGTGCGTATAAAGCCCAGTAATGTGTACCTACGGCCAATGTTTTGGCTGCACTGCTGCCCTCTACAAATGAAAATAGCTGGTATCTGTTGGGTGCTGTGCTGGTATCGGTAACGATGAATGCCTTTTGTTCCTGCGACATTTCACTTTCAAAAACAAGCAGATAGTACACGGGTGAAACCGTTACTTTTTCCCTGCCAGTGATTATCAGTTCAGGTGTGCCGCCCTTTGTAATGTAAAGCATCCTACCTATATAAGTAGGTCGGTTTCATGTTAAACAAAAAAGGCCGGGAAAACCCGACCTTCTTTGCATGAAAACACTATGAAAAAATCAAAGACCCAGCGAAGTTACAACAGCGGCCTGAACTTTCAAAGGTAAATCGGTCT